CACATGCTTCCCCGAGTCGTTATTGTCTGTTCTCAACTCGTCCCAATATATCGGCAGGTTTCTCGTGCCGCCGCTTTTTGCCATCATGCCGTTGTTGGTGGCGTTGAGCGTTGTCTTGGATGCCCGCGAACCCCACACGCTCAACCCCACGCTCATCGCACTCGACTTACCGACCGCGCTGGACTGGCTCCAGGCACTCACGACCAGCCCCTTCTGCCCGGTGAATGTCATCAGGGGTGCCCCAAACGATGCCGCCAGGAGTGCCTGGAAATCGGGCTTGCCGTCGCATACGAACTGCGCCACGGCCTGCCAGCGGGCGAGATCGCCCTGGGGCGTGTGCCAGGCTATAAGCTGGCGGTCGCCGCCGGGTGTATCCTCGATCACGCCGTTCTTGCGGTAGAGCTTACCGCCATAGGCGAACCCAAGATGCTCGCTCTTGTCCATCGCCCATCCGAACGGCTGCACATTTTCCACGCGCTCAACCCGCAGGTCGCGCAGCTTGTTGATCCAGGCCATGAGAAAATCACCAACTTTGCTTATAGCGCCTCGGGGTATCGTCATGTTCTGACGTGTGATCTCGGATGATAGTTTGCTCGTCTCCGCGTTGAGCCCGAGGCTCGTCATCGACAACGGAAATATATCACCGGCGCGCTCGTATTTCAGGTGGATCTGAAATATGCCGGTGCTGAGCCGATCGAGCAGCGGGCTATGGAGATCGCCGGCAATGATTTCTTCCCACATCCAGTTGCCGTCTTTGTCCTGACCGATGCATTTCTCGATGGCGCCGTTCTCGCGCCGGTAGCCGGGCGGGAGGTCGCCGTCGCGCACGCCGAGAGCGATGGGGGAGTTGATCTTGCCGTGGTGCCGGCAACCGGCGCAGCCGCCCGGCCGGGCCAGTTCGATCGACTTGCAGAGCGGAGCGCCGAACGCCTTGCGCTGTCGCTCGGCCTGCGCCCTGGCCCACGCCTTATCGACCTCCACAGCCACGTAGCGCGGGTCGCCGTCGCTGATGGGATGCACGTAGGCATCGCCATCTGCCAAAAACGTGAACAGGGTGAGCCAGCCCTTATACCAGAGCGGGTATGGATCGCCGTTGCCACGCGCGGCCAGGCTGGTCGCAGCCTGCTTGCACTCGGACACTACGCGCTGGAAATAGCGCGGCCGTGCATCCCGCTCGATCCCCATGGACGCGGCGGCGCCCATATTGACTGCCGGCGCATTGGCGAAGATCGGGCTGACACTGCCGCCGGCCAGCGCGTGCGCTACCTGGGCGTGGCCAACCTGCGCCGCGGTCTGCACGCCGACATACTGCTGTAAGCACGTGAGGATTAAGCTATTGGGATACTCACCGCGCGTCCTGTTGTCGAAAGCGTGAACGGGCGCCGGCTGGCCGGATTTCATGTTGACGCTTCCGACCGGGCGCAGGAGTCGCGCCGCGTCGCTGGTCAGGCCGCTATCGCCTATATACCCGTGCGCCAGCATTGCCGCTTTGAATGCCTGGGCCTGGGGGAGCCACACATGCTTGAGCATGGGGTCTTCCAAGATCCAGTAGCAATGGAAGCCATAGCCGCTGTTGATGATCTGGTTCGGCGCCGGCAGCTTGGTAGCGTCCATGAAGCTGCGCAGCCAGCGCAAGGCATCCTCGCGAGTCGCATAGACGGTCCTGGAGTCTTTTCCGTCGCCGGGGCGCTGCACATCCAGGTCGATCCAGAACGAGCGCAGCCAGCCCACGTTGTCGGCTTCACGTGGGCCAACCATGATCGGCTTGCCGTTCGGAGCCGTGATGATCACGCCGTCTTTTTGGAGAGGCTCCGCGGTCTTAAAAGCGCCCTGAGCGTGGTAGGCGTCGTAGTTTTTGCGTGTCGCCCAGCGCACGAACGCCGCGGCTTCGGCGATGGCACCCTCGGCAAACATTTGATGTGTAAAACGTTTTTCACCGCCGAGCGGGCTCTTGTTCACGGCGATGCAGATATGCCCGCCAGGGGAGACGGTGCGGGCCAGGAACTGCGACAGCTCCACGCTGAGATCTCCTAAAACAGAAAAGGGGCGGCTGCTGGACCGCCCCCTCCCCTCGCTTGCGCTAACTCAACAGATCGTCGATCGCCGCTTCCATGTTCGCCGGCGCCGCCTGAACCACGGCGGCGGGTGCAGGTGCCGCTTGCACCGTGGCGGCAGGTGTCGCTTGCACCACGCCAGCTTTCTTCGCGCCGAACGGCGATTTCTTGGCCGGCACCGCCTGGGCCGCGGCCGGCGCCGGTTGTGGAGCGGGCTTGGGCGCCACTGCTGCCACATGTGCGGGTGCAGGTTGCGGCGCTGGAGCTGGCGCCGGTGCGGCTGCTGCGGCCGGCGGCGGGCTGCTGGGGGGTGGGCCCCCCGACAAAGCCGACGCCGTGGCATCATCGACCGCCTGCTCCGGGTCTGACGACACATCACTGATCTCGGTCGAGAGGATGCGCTCGGTCTGCGGATCGGTGATCCAGTCGAGAGCGACCGAGGCATCCTCGGTTGGCAGCCATCCCAGAGCCTGAAAGGTGATCTCCGGGTAGGCCACGTCGTAATTGAACCCCAGCCTGGTGCCGACCATGTAGGGCTGGGCGCCGAACGGGCCGATATCGCGGGCATATTTATCCAGGTTCGCCAGCGACATTGGCGGCAGCCGCAGGAGCATGGGACCGCCATACCCCTCATTGCTCACGTCGCCCATCGGCACCACGGCCAGGCGCCGGTTGTCCTGGCACGCCTTGCCTTTCTTGCCGGCCTCGGTGATGCGGGAACCGAACACGTTCTGCGGGCACGCGGCACAGGTCGAGCACTGCTTTTTGGGGCTGGCCAGGTCGGGCGATACGCCGTTGGTTGACCAACAATCAGGCGCGGCGTTGTCACCCTCCTGATACCGCTTGTCATACCAGATTTTGGCGATGGCGGGTGAGATACCCACAATAGCTACGTCCAGGAACGGGATCGGCACGTTACGCTCATCGGTGAGAAGCTCGTCCTCCCCGCGATATTTCACCCGCCAGTTTCGGCCCTTATAGCCGATGACGGCGAAGCTGGGGAGCAGGTTCGCGCCCGCGGCCTTGGCCATGTCGGGCAGGTCGCTGCGGGAAGCGAAGATGGATGGCATGCCGCCGGGCGGCAGAGTGGTGAGGGCGTTCATTTGACGATCCTTATATCACTAGGTTAGTGTTTTCAACTGCCTTTTGCGCTACGCACGTTGAGCAAGAAAGTCGATTTAACCTCCACGCCAGGAATGGCTTGCTGAGTATGTTCGATTACTGCCTGAGCCGCAGTCTTGGAGACGCGCGCCTCAAGTAATTCCCAGGCTTCGTTCTCACGAATATAGTCCAACGTCTTAGACCACTCCATGACTTTCACTGACGAATGCTTGGATAGGTAGAACGTGCCCGCGTCCGCGCGCATTGATTTTGCGCCGGCACTATTAAGCACATCCATCAAGCGCCCTTCAAGATAGGCTTCCGCATTTGTGAACGGTTCCATTTCTTTTCTCTGGCGGGCACGCAATTCCTCGATCTTCGCGCGTATCGCCAGCAGCTTTTCGACAAGCTGGTTCGGGGTGAATGTTGTGCCGGGAGCAGCGGCAGGCGCTGCGGCCGGAAACTCCACGATGTTTGCGGGGGCACTGCTCATCGCTTGTATCCATCCTCAATTATTTTGGCCGCTATCGACACGGCGCCTGATATAGCCGGGCAACCCAACGCATCGTAGATTTTCTCTGCTATACGAAGCAGTATCGCGGACTGTTCTTCTCCACCCGCGTTCTCCACACAGCGAGCGATGCGCGCCCAGTCGTCATACTCGAACGTCGGCGGCTTGAATGTTGTTGTCGCCATCATCCCTCAAGCTCCGCAAGCGCGTTATTTTGAATGCGCCACATAGCCATGGCAGCCGCGATGTTATGGGCTTCCTCGATCATTTTGCGTTCTTCGGGCGTGTCAGGTCGTTCACCGCGTGCGATCTGATCCTGCCGGCCGAGCGCCCACAAGCGCACAAGGTGCGGTGAGAGGACATCCCGCGCCAGTAGGGTGAACATCGGCTCGTCGAGTTTGGCCCGCATATACGCATCGTTCGGGCCGGGGTGGGATTTGGTGGACATGTGGTGATATCCTTGGGTTGGTGTTACTACGGTAGTGATTTAGAAATCCAACTCCTGCTCTTTGAACATCGCGAGAAGCAACCCCTGCATTTTCGCTTTGTTCTGTAACCGCGCGTAGGTTGCCTTCTCGACGGGCGTGCCTGCCAGATGTGCGATCAGGCATTTGCGCTTCTGTCCTGGCCTGGCGATGCGAGCATTCGCCTGCTCGTATATCTCCAGGCTCGATGTGGGTGCATACCACACGATCATATTGCCCTCGGTCAAGGTCAAACCGTGGGCCATCGTTGCGGGGTGAGCCACAATTCCGTGAATAGTAGGTCCGGGCGTCTGAAACCGCTTGAATATGTCGTCACGCTTCCCCTTCGACGTGCCGCCGTGGATGACTCCTACGTCATACCCTTTTTTCTTGAGGAACGCCGCCACCCCATTGAGCGCGTGAACATAAGGAACAAAAACAATAAACTTATTGCCGTTCTCCGCGACCAATTCCTCCAGAGTCTCTTTGCGCTCGTTCCCCGGTAGCTCATAGACCGTGCCTTTATCCGAGTAGATATACCCGCACGCGACCTGGAGAAGTTTATTTTGCAGAACGCCCTCGTTGACCGCGGTAACGCTCGTGCCGTCCTGCATGATAGTGCGCATCTTGTTGAACAGCATCTTATAGGCTTTATCGCTGTCCGGGCTGAGTTTCACCTGCCGGGTCAGATGCACGATCTCGGGCAACTCCATCACCTGATCGAGCGTGAAGCGCACGGACGGCTGCATGGCGCCGAACACTACATTATTCGCGTTCGGCCGGGCGACCCATCGAAAGTCGCTGACCTTTTTCATCGTCTGATCCTGGAACTGGCTCATGGTCCGCGCCACCCGGTCGGGCGTGAGCAGGCGGATTTGCGACCAGGCATCGGTGGGGGCGTTCGGGGTCGGCGAGCCGGTCAGCCCCCAGCAGCGGGTGCGGTGATGGCCATTGATCAGTCGGTCAGTCGCCCGCCAGATTTCGGTGCCTTTGGTGCGAAAAATTGCGAGCTCATCCAGCACCACCAGATCGAACATCCGGTTGATCAACGCTTTCTCGATCAACGGCAGGCCGTGATGGTTGATGATATAGAAGTCCGCGTCTTCACCGAGTCGTTTGAGCCTGGTGTCCCTAC